CTCGCATAGTTATTTTCTATTTTAACGCTGACAAAATCATCTGGCATCAAATAAGCTTTACCGTCTACGGTAAAATATGTAACAAAATCAGCCATTACGTCTCCCTACCAGACGTTCCAATGTTTTCTGCGGCTGTGTACCGAGCATTCAATATTTCAATTTCAGCAAATGCAATGTCTAACGCTGCCTGTTTGCGATCAAGTTTCCCATCAATCGCCCAACATAATGCCTCTGCCAATGTTACAATAAGTGGATGCAACGCTTTGTTTACGATGGGATCAACAGCCGTTGTCATGCTGGATGGCACTCTTAGATAATATACCGTTCCTAACGTTCCTGCAGCCGTTCCGTTTATTGGATAAATTGAGTTAGCGAAAATGTAATACACAGGATTTGCTGCCGATCCCGCCAGATAAGTATTTTCTAATTTCTTAACATCCTTTACGTCAACTTCTGTCGCCCATAAAAAACCAGCAGCAGCAGGTGAAATCTTAACTTTTAAAATCCCCTCTGCTCCTCGAAACACCGTATTTCCAATCCCACTGAGAGCATACGTATCGCTAAAATCCAATGAAGCAGAAGAAATAACTTCTAATTCAGTCAAATACGCATTGTGAAGTAATTGCGCTACTTGTACTTGCGCCCTATTTAGCATTACAAGTTTTAATACAGTCGTAAATAAGGTTGCAGGAGCATCTTCTAATCTAAGTCCTAACTCAGCAACCATGCTATCGGTTAAATCGCCAGCAGCCATTATTGTCTCCTTCTACCTTGAGTTCCTACGCCAGGGGCGGGAGTAACTTTCTCATTCAATACTTTTATTTCATCAAACGCAGCCTTTAAGACTGCATTGCGCCGATCTAACTTATTATCCATCGCCCAACACATACCCTCAGCTAACGAAACAATCAAGTTGTGAAAGCTACTATTTAGCGATGGATCGGCAGTAGTTGTCATTGTTGTTGGGAATTGGTGATATAGCACCTTACCTTTTAATAAAGTGTAGGTTGTCACTGAAACAAATATAAATGCTTTGAATACATAATAAAGTGGATTGGCATCTGAACCTACCAGATAGGTATTTTCAACTCGCTTAATTTTCTGTAAATCAATTCGACTTGCCCAAATATATGAAGTAGCTGGCGCACCCCAACCGACCCCTACTTTTATAATACCCTGTCCCCCTCTAAATACTGGATCGTAGGTTAAACTCGCAAATGTATACCCTGTAGCGGTAATCCCCGACCAATCAAGAGCCGATTCTAAAGTTTCCAATTCAGTCAAATATGAATTATGTAACATGTTCGCAAGCTGATATTGCGCTTTATTTAAAGCCTCTAATTTGAATATATCTGTAAAATTGATAGCTGCTGCATCTTCTAAACGAAGCCCTAATTCATCGATCATTGCAACGGAAATTTCTCCTGCCATTTAATCTACCTCAAGTTTTACGTTATAAATTTCACTATTTGAAGTCGAACTCGTTAAATCAACTATTTCAACTTTAAATGAATGCGCTCTTAGTCGCATTGCCATTTTTACCGTTGTGATACTGGAACTAATTGCCAGTGATCCTCCGTATATTTGCTTCACACTGACCGCAGAAATTGTAAATCTCGCCGTAGTTGCGCTGGGTGTGAATGTCAGATCACCTGTCGTAGCAGCGATAAGATAATCAGTGTAAGTAGTTGCAGCAGCCAGGCTCGTTCCAGTCGTTCCGCCCAATGTGTAAGAACACGTTCCTACCGTACAAGCTGAAAGCGTTATCACTACTTTGTAAACCTGTCCAGCGATAACAGGGATAGCCGTTACCGGAGTTATTGCACCTGCACCTGCTGAATTGTGATTAAGCGTTGAACCTGATAAATCCCACCCCGCAACTGTGTCCCATAGAGCTGATGTAAGTGCAGGAGCTAATTCATCATATACAGCAACGGTTGTACTGCCATTCAGGTAACATCTAACAATCAACGCTACTGCTGACAAATAACGAATCGAAGCACTTCTAATCAGCCCTAATCGTCCACCTGTATAGCCTGTGATATTAAAAAACTTTGTCGCGACGCAACAACCAACCGATTCACCTGTAAATGTTTCTTCGTTAATAGTATAGAGACTATCATCGCTTTCGTTGAATACCATAAGATCATCGTTCTGGTCATAGGCGAACACATCACATGTTCTGGCTGTATCTATTTCTCGCCACATTTTAGTTGTAATGTTAAAAGCCCAAATTGCAGTTGAAGTTAATCTGAAAATAATCTCAGTTTTGATCTTGTCGTAGCCACAAGTGATGTAAGGTTTTTCACTGATGTCGTTTAAAGCTAAATAGACATCGTTAATCGGCGCACTAATACGATTATGAATAAGTGGAGTGTCATCACTGGCGGCTTCAAAGTTGACATCTAATTCATAGATTCCATCAGTAGCACAGATATAAACTTTGTGTCCTACTTGAATATATCCTTTCTTTGCAATATTCCCCCGACTAAACACACTTTCTGATAAATACCATCCCGTAGGAGTTGCAATGTCAGGTATTTTTAATTTATGAACTGAATTCTTTTCAGGGATAATTAAAGACCCAAAACTCGTAGCTAATCCAGTTGCTTCGCCTCCTGTTAAATCTGAAACTTTTCTTACATTCGACACTGGATTTACATCTGGTTGATTAAGTTCTGAATAAGAAAGCCAATCTACGTGTTCCTCGTTTTTTCCAGTAGCCCCAGGATCAAGTATACCATTGATTTGCCATAACCTACCCAAGTGATATAGTGCTTGTTCACCATTAACTTGAATTGATGGTTGATTTAACAATGGATATGTTGCACCTTCTGTTAATTCTGTGTCATAAAAGTAGATATTTATATCAGTACCACTTTCCTCAAAATAATAAATACCACTATTTACAGTTAAAAGCTGCCATTCGTAATATGAAGTTGTGAAACTCGATATAGCTGTCCCATAACGTATCGCTCTTTTGTAATTAGCAGAAATAGCTCTGTAGTTTACAGTTCCACTAACAGTCAACATTAATAGACTGTTTACCAATACACCATTTGCAAATTCACTACCTTCATCTAAAAAAGCGAACAAATCCCCAGCGTACGCCCCACTACTACTATCATCAAACGATTCCACAGTAGCATCTCCCCAAGCATCAAAGTAACCAAAATCCCACTCACAGCTATTGTAATCTTCATCAAATGTTGTTGCTGTAGATGGAGATGCACCTATCCCAATAACACCAGTATATGTAAATTTCTTTATGATAAAGAACAATTTCTGATTAGCGCTTGTCGGAGCCATTAATTGGTAATAATCAGTATTTGATCCTGCAAGTTTTACAGCATAATAAGCTTTTGTTAAATCAATTGTAGATGCTAAATCTGGGATATAAACAAAATAAAGACCTGACCTTGCTTGGGTTCCTGAATAATTTACTATATTGTCTGGATCACGAGTCAAATCTATTGAATGCACTATATCATAAGAACTGTCAATTTCATCAACAGCATCACCTATATTTCCTGTCTCGCTTCTATAAATTTCGATACTAGTACGTCTTAAATTAAATGTTGTCGTATCAATTGTTAAAACAAGTTGCATTAAAGTGTCTGTTGTGTATGTTACCTTAATCTCCTCTGACAATAGACTTAAATTAATCCCATCATATTTATAAGCAACCTTATAATAACGATCAGTATCAGTTTCTTCGTCACCGTCAACCCATGTGCCACCAGCAATTATTGTCGCAACTGCATTCAAGCCACTTGTTGAAATATCTGGTCGTTCAGGATAAAGATTGTAAAGATAAAATCCCGCGTTATAATCTGTATCTGCTACGTAGAGACCATCAAAGTAATCCCTGTCAATCCATCCTAACCACGCCCCAACAGGTTGGTGAATCGCTGAACCTGTCCCAGCAAACTTTTCTCCACCTGGCAAGAAACGAATTATCTCATTTGCTTGTATAATTGGATTTTTGGCATAGATGTGATAAAATGTATCTGGTGTATTTTTGGCAAGTCCAGTAATGTTTTCCCAATCAATACCATTCCAGTAATAGAAAGTAACAACTCCTGTATTTGCATTTATTGCTAAAGCAATTATTATATATCCATCACCAGAGCCGTAACCTGATCCTGTTGAAGCATTTTGATTAAAATAAGTGACTAAATTAATAATAGATTCGTCAAGTGCTTTATCGAGAGAACTTCCAGAATTAATCCACCACTGCCCATTATTCCAGACATGACCAGCATTCACCCAAAAACCTGTTTCAATAATATCCAATACATCAAGCCCAAATATATCACCGAAGCCAAAAGTCTTAATAATTTTGCCATTCATAGATTGGAAGTTCTGCAATTTAGTTGCAAAGTTCTCAGGGACATCCTCACTGTCTGCATTGGTGAATACACCGTCAATATTTTTTAATTCTATTATCATACGTCCGTGCTTATCACAAGTAAGTCGTAATCAACTGTCACACCTGAACCATACGCTCCAATTCCAACAACAATTGT